CAACACTTGCAAAATTATTAAAAGGAGAAAAAGCACCTATTAAATCAGAAGTTGCACTTGCTTATGAAAAATTAACTGATGAACAAAAAACTTTATTAGGTAAGTATCCGTCACAAGCAAGATTAGCTAGAGCTAAATTCTTGGCATTTATGAATGAGGAAAGTGGAGAAGGAGAAGGTGTAATTTCTTGGAATGAATTATCAGTAGTCCATGAAGATGTAGGTAAATTTATATATAAAGAAAAGACAGGAAATGATTTACCAGTAACTCCACAGCTAGGTAAGTTAGAACCACGCAAAGGTGACTGGAAGAAACTTCCAGGAGCCACTCGAATTGGCTATGCTGTATGGGATGGTGAAGAATGGAAATACAGTTCTAAGAGAGGTAGAAACAGTCAACAATGGATAGGTGGTATTGAAGATTACAAAGATGTTGATGGATACTACAAACCATTTGAAGGTACAAGTAACGATCTAACTACAACATTCTTTGGTGGCGATAAACCAATTAACACCACAGAAGAAGGTGGTCCTAGAGCTGGTGACTGGTACAAAGTCACAAACAAAAACATAGGTGCTATGGATATCGGTGATTTAGCCGGTGGAGAGAGTAAACCTTTTGTTGTATGGAATGGAAAAGAATGGGTCTATAGTGCTGTAAAAGGTAAGTTTAGACAAGAGTACCAAGGTCCTCAACCATTAAGCAAAATTGAAGAAGAAGAAAAAGAAAAAGAAAAACGTAGACAAAACAATTAACTAAGGTAAATTATGAGTTCTGATTTTCAGATTGATATCGACACTCAGGCTCTTGAAAATGCACAGCTTGAGTTACAAACATTAGCAGAAGAAGAAGAGAAGCAGAAAGCTGCATATGAACAGCAGCAAGCTGAATTATTGCAACAACAGGAACAAGCTGCTGCTGCTCAACAAGATCCCAGAAATGAAGAAGGTGGTGGAGGAATAAGAGGTATCACTAAAGAAATTGGAGCTGCCATTGGTGGTGGTTTACAAGATACCGCATCCTCTGTCGTCACTCTTCCAGAACGAGCTATTGATATGTTCAGTGGTGAAATGGAAGAAGAAGGTCAAACAGATGAAGGCTATAAAGCTGAATGGGATGATTGGTTTGTTGATGATGACAACCCAATAGAAACTAAAACATGGTGGGGAGGTGCTCTACGGAGTCTTGTTCACTTTGGTTCATTAGTTCCAGCTAGTTTAGTTGCTTTAAAAGCTGCTGGATTAGGTGCTGTTGGTACTGCTATCGGAGGTGTTGGAGGTTCATTAATTAGAGGTGCAGCAATAGGTGCAACTTCTGATGTTATATCTAAATATTCACAGGAGGATAACGGTCTAGCTATTTTGAGAGATCGTTATAACTTTATTGATACTCCATTATCTACTAGAGAAGAAGACCATCCAGCTATGAAAACATTGAAGAATGTTGTAGAAGGTATGGGTATTGGTGCTTTATTTGATGGGGTAGCAATAGTATTAGGTAAAGGTGTTAAGAAAATAAAAGGTGGTCCTGATGGACATGAAGAAGCATTTAAAAGAGCAATAAACAGAGAACAAAATGTTAATGCACAGATAAGCGAAAAAGCACAATTACAAGCACAATCCTTAAGACCTAATCAATACGGTGGTTATAAAAACAAACCCATGACAGACTCATGGCAAGCTGCGCCTACATCTAATGGTAAGGCTGCTGATGTTTATTATCAACGTAAAAGAATTGCTACGGATTATGGTGCTCGTAATGGTTCAACAGATTCATTACACACACCTGTACAAGTAGAAAGAACTGCAATGAGTGCTGATATGGCACAAAAAGAAGTTGAGAGAGTTCTTAAAGATTTTATGTCTGACGATAGGATTCAGGCTGAAATTGCTATAGCTAAAAAACAAGGCACATCTCTCGCAGAGAAGTGGGGTTATGCAGCTGAAAAAGCTAGAGAAATGTTAGAAGGCAGAAACGCTACTGATTTAACCACAGAAGAATTTTGGAGACAGTTCGATGTGGACATGAACAGAATAGATGGTAAAGAAGTATGGAAATCTGCAAACGTAGTAGCTGCTGATTTAGTTGTTGGATCTCTTATGAGAGAGATTAGAGATATGGGTATTGCTTCAAGAGAACTATTTGATATAGCAGATATTGCTGATGTAGATGGTCCATCTCGTGCAATGTATGAAAAAATAATTGCGGGTTTGACCCAGATTAAATTATCTAAGATGACTCAATCTGCTGAATTTAGAGGATTAGGTGCAAGACAAGTTAAATCAGAAGTTAATAACTTTATAGCTGAGACACAAGAAGCATGGCAATTAGCTATGAAAGCTGCTGGTACAGATGCTGACGATAGTTTATTTAAAGCTATTCACGAAGTCATATCTATGTCTGATGAAATTCACAACTTAACTGATTTTGATAATTGGGTTAAGAAAACAATGAAGGGTGGTTATTTTAATGGGCGTAAAAAGACTGGAGTTTTAACTAAAGAATTGCAAGCCATGATGATTAACAGTGTCCTTAGCGGTCCTAAAACACCAGCTAGAGCAATTATGGGTACTGGAACAGCTACATTTTTAAGACCGTTTTCACAGATAGTAGGTGCAACATTAAGTGGAGATAGAACAACTCAAAGAGCTTCATTGGCTGCAATGAACTCAATGATTGAAACTATACCTGAAGCATGGACTTTATTTAAAAGTAAATTAAATTCTTACTGGTCAGGAGATGTTTCAAGTATTCAGACTAGATATTCTGATTACAGTAAAGAAGGTGAAACTTGGGACATATTAGGTAACTGGATAGAGAATAGTGGAAAGGCAAACTTTGGTGATAAAGCTGCTTACTACACCGCAAACATGGCTAGGGCTTTAAATAATAATTCTTTATTTACCTACTCAACAAAAATCATGCAAGCTACTGATGAAACCTTTGGTTACATATTAGGTAGAGCAAGAGCTAAAGAAAAGGCTATGCGTTTTGCAATGAATCAAGTTGATGCTGGGGAGATAACGGAAATAACGCCTGACTTATTAAAAAATGCAGAGAACAAATTTTACTCATCTATAACTGATGCTGATGGAAATATCACAGATGCTGCTACTTTACATGCAAAGAAAGAAGCTACTCTTACTACTGATTTAGAGGGATTCTCAAAAGGTCTACAAGATGCCTTTGAAAAAGCTCCATGGGCTAAACCATTTTTCTTGTTTGCAAGAACAGGAGTAAACGGTTTAACACTTACTGCAAAACATACGCCAGGATTTAATTTATTAGTTAAAGAATACAATGATATTCGTTTTGCTACACCTGACAATTTAGGTGAAGTTGCTAAGTATGGAATTAAAACAGCTGAAGATCTAGCTAATGCAAAAGCTTTACAGTTAGGAAGATTAGCAATTGGTGGTTCGTTAATATCAATGGCTTCAATTCATTTTATGAATGGAGGTCTTACTGGTAATGGACCGGCTGACAGAAGAAAAAGACAGACATGGATTGATGCTGGATATAAACCAAGAACTATAACTATTGGTGGAGTACAAGTTGGATATGATTCATTTGAACCATTTAATTTAATACTTTCAACTATTGCTGATATTGGTGATTACAGCCAATTAATGGGAGAAGAGTGGACTGAAGATAACTTACAAAAGTTAGCTGTAGTAATGATGCAAGCTGTTTCCAGTAAATCTTATTTAGCTGGTATGCAGCAATTTGTGGATCTATTTGCAGGGAAACCTGGAAGTTGGGAATCAATTATTGCTGGTTTAGCAAACAACACAATGCCTATGTCTTCTCTAAGAAATGAAATAGGTAAAGTTATCAACCCACACATGAAAGAACTTAATTCTGGTATATGGCAATCTATTAGAAATAGAAATCAATATGCAGAAGGTTTAGATCCTGAAGGTGGATTACCTACTAAATACGATATGTTAAATGGTCAGCCTATTAGAGATTGGGATTTCCCTACCCGTATGTTCAATATGTTTAGTCCTTTTTCTATAAATTTAGATCAAGGTGCTGGTAGAAAACTTTTGTTTGAAAGTGGATATGATCTAAGAAAATCAACATACTCATCACCGGATGGAATTGATTTAAGCAAATCTCCACGTTTAAGATCTATGTTCCAAAAAGCTATAGGAGATCAGAATATAGAAGCTGAGTTAAATAAATTAGCTAAAGATAAGAAGATTTTAAACTCTATAAAACAGATGCATAAAGATAGAAATTCTGGTTTAAGAGAAAACGATCCTATGAAAGCTTATGTACATAATAAAATTATTAAAAGGTTATTTCATAAAGCTTCTTTAAAAGCATGGGCACAAATTAAGAATGATCCTGAAGCTTTAGAGTTATATCAAAAGCAAAAGAAACTAAATATACAAAATATAAAAACACTTAACCTTACGCAAAACTACAGCGAAGGTAATAAGGAGATATCAGATTTACTTTTACCTTATAGATAAATGGCAACAGAAGTAACTTATAACGGGGATGGATCAGACGTAACTTTTAATATCACATTCCCTTTTTTAGAATCATCAGATGTAAAAGTACAGGTCAATGGAACTACAGTAAACACTCCCGCTGATTATTCCATTTCTGGAAATGTTGTTACTTTTGAATCTCC